AAACATATTTTAGTACGATGGACAGCACATGAACAAAATTCTAAAAGAGGATTAAAAAGAAAATTATATAATGCTACAAGAAAATATGGAATAGAAAATTTTAAAAAAGAAATAATAGAACTTCACCCAGAAGCTTCTTCTGATGAATTTCTTAAAGAAAGAGAAGATTATTTTATAGACTATTATGATTCTATTAAAACAGGATATAATATAGAAAAAGGATATAACACCATATCTTATCATCCTGAAAAAGCTCGCATAATTAAACAAATATCCAATAAAGCAAAAAATAGAAAATGGATAAATAATGGCACAGAAGCTATAACATGTGATATTGAAAAAATTAATGATTATATCAAAAACGGATGGAAATTAGGAAGATTAAAATTTTCTAAAGAACATATAAAAAATTTAAGTGAAAGTCATAAAGGCCATAAATTAAATGAAAACCAAAGAAAAGCTTGGTGTAGTGGAAGACCTCACTCCGAAAAAACCAAAAAAATGATGTCAAAAAAATTAATGGGGAGATATTCATTAGAATGGTATATTAAAAAATACGGTAAGGAGAACGGATTGGAAAAATTTAATAATCATCATAAAAGAAATAAAGGGAAAACTTGGGTTTGTACTGAAACTTTATCAAAACAAATAAATCCGAAAGAGGTAGAAACCTATTTACAAAATAATTGGAAAAAAGGAAGATTATGGAAAAACAAATAAAATGGCAAGATTTTTTGCCTACGGAATGTCCTGAATGTGGTACTAAACTTACATTTGATGAAATTCATCTTATGTGTCCTAATCAATATTGTCCCGGAAAAATTGCAAAAATTCTTGCAACTGGTTCAGGAATCCTTGATCTTAAAGGAATTGGTTCTGAAAGACTAAAGCCATTTGCTTCTAAATTTTTAAATATTCATGGAATTTGGGTATATGTACTTAGGGGTGGTGGAGATTCTCTTGGAGAATTTGGTTTAGAACCAGGAACTAGATTGAACGAAATTTTTGTTCAAGCATTTAAGAATATTAAATCTATTCCTTATGAAAAAGTTATTCAAATTCTTGGATACGAAAATGTAGGAAGAAAGATTTCTAAACAACTTGCATTAGAACATGCTAGGTTGGATTTTTCTTATGCTTCTTTAGAAAAAGCACTTGTAGCTAAAATGCATACATCCGATGTGGAAACTAACATTAAACTTGCTGTAAGTACTCTGGAGGCACTCGGTGTAACCGTGGATAGGCCTGAAGCTCCTAAGGGAGATGTATGTGGTGTTGTAATGACTGGTTCTCCTAAAGCATTTGGATTTGATACTAAGAAAGAATTTTTAACAAAATATCCAAACCTTGTTGAAAGTTCAATGTCAGATGCAAATTGTAAGTATCTTATAACTGATGATCTTTCATCAACTAGTGGAAAAATGAAACAAGCTGCCAAGAAAGGCATAGAAATTAAAACATACGGACAATTTTAAATTTTAAATTATGACATTATTACTCATTGGACTCATTATTAGTATGGCGGTAATGGCCTATAAAACAATTGCATGGATAAAAGGAGTTATCCTTTTGCAAATCAATTCTAAATGCAAAACTGCAGAAGATCTCAAAACATTAGGAGTAGGTAAAAATGCATTCATTTTTGGAGGTGTAGAGCATTTAATTTTACTTGGAAGTTTAATCGCAGCAACTATAATAATTTATTAGACGAATAAAGGTTATTTGCAATTTTCATATCCACAATTAGTGGAATTATATATGTTTTTTTAGAAGCATTAATTTGGGTACTAAATAAAATTATAAAATATGGCAAAATCATTAGAAATAGTAGACATTCCTGATGGCACTTATGATGGCTTATGGTCAGCATACTACGTCAGAGTTATTTACCCAGAAGCTTATCAACTTAGATTTGAAAAACCTGAATCTGATGAGTTTGAAGTAAATGAAGGAGTAAGAGGAATTAATTGTAAGTGTGAAGTTGAAATAAGAGACGGAATTGCTTACGTAAAATAAATATTATGACAATAGGATTATTCGGGACATGTGGAGGATCTACATGGAGAAATGAATTTGTAGAATTATATGATGCTACCGGTATTGAATATTATAATCCACAAGTGCTGAATTGGAAACTAGAAGATGCTAAAATTGAAGCAGAACATCTAGCAAATGATGATGTTATTCTTTTTCCTATATTAGCTGAAACAGAAGGTCTTGGATCTCTTGCAGAAGTTGGTTTTTCTATTATACAAATTATCAAATCTGGAGGTACTAAAAATATTATTGTGATGATTGATGATGATTGTACTGTTAAAGATGTAGCAGTCAGGGAAGCATCAATTAGAATGAGAGCCTTAGTAAAAGCCCATTTGAAAAAACTTAATTATCCAAATGTTTATTTGGTTGATTATTTAATTGATATGTATAAATTGAGTCTAGAATTACATGCTATAGAAACTTTGAGAGCAGGTTTAGATCAATATAGAGCAAAATGATAAACAAATTACCCACCAAGTGTGAATATATAAAATAAAGCCCACTAAGTGATAATTTATAAAACAACAAACAAAGAAAATGGGAAATTTTATATTGGACAGGATCGATATAATAATCCTTCGTATTTAGGTTCCGGATTGCTATTAGGAAGAGCCTTTGAAAAATATGGTAAGGGAAATTTCATGAAAGAAATTTTAGAAAATTGCCAATCTTTGGAAGAACTAAATGAAAAAGAAATTTTTTGGATTAAAGAATTAAATTCTACCGATCCAAGTATAGGATATAATATAGCATCTGGAGGAACTGGAGGAGATACTATTTCTAATCATCCAAGAAATGATGAAATTAGAGAAAATCTGTCAAAACGAAATTCAGAATTTTATAAAGATAAAACAAATCACCCATCTTTTGGTAAAATCCAATCTGATAAATCTAATAAAAAAAGAAGTAAAGCTTTAAAGGGTACAAAAAAATCAGAAGAGACAAAAAGAAAAATGTCAAAAGCAGCTACAGGATCTAATAATCCTATGTACGGTAAACCACCTTGGAATAAAGGAAAAAGATATAAATATGATGATAAATTGGATTGATAAAATGTTTAAGCATGCATTTGAAAAGGAATGGTATTCCACTTATTGGGCATTTGATGTTCATGGGACAATTCTTTACCCAAATTTTCGGAAGAACCATTTCCATGCCACATTTTATCCCTATGCTAAAGAAGCACTTCAGTTAATTTCTGAGAGAGAAGACATCATTATGATAATGTATACATCTTCTTATCCTGCCGAACGATTATATTATGACAAGGTTTTTAAGTATTTTGATATAAATTTCAAATACATAAATGAAAACCCTGAAATTAATTCAACAAAAGGTAATTTTGGACATTATGTTGATAAGTTTTATTTTAATGCATTATTTGAAGATAAAGCAGGATTTGATCCTGAAACTGAATGGGAACAAATTCTTCATTTGATGAAAACATATAAAGATACAAATTATTTACCTAACCCGATTTGGGAAACAAAATTTTAAGCTATGGAACGTAGAGAAACTGTAGATGAAAAAATTGCATTTGAGATTAGAGGATCTAAACAATATAAATCCACTCCATTTTGTACATGGAAAGAACTCATAGCAATAAAAGGTATTCTTCCGGATGACCAAGTTAGTAAGTTTTGTTATTCTGAACATAAAGGTCCCAAAGTACCTTTTGGATATGACCAAGAAGATGGAGAGGAAACTACATTTTATACCCCAACAGTAGTTGTTATCAGGCCTAGACCAGAGAATGACAAAGAATTTGAAGAAAGGATGAGAACAAAAGCTCAATTTGATGAAAAAAAAGAAGAAAAAGAAAAATTAGAATATTTACGCCTCAAGGCAAAATTTGAAAAATAAACATTATGGAAGCAATAGGAAAATTTTTTGTAACAATTATTATGAGTCTTCTCTCAATAATTGGAAGAGGATTTGTTATAATGAAATTATGGGTATGGTTTATTGTCACAACCTTTTCTATTACAGTAATAACCCTAGTTCAAGCTATTGGTTTAAGTTTAGTTATAGGATTGCTTACTGGAGAATTAAAACCAGATGAAGATACTAATAATGATGATTGGTTTTCAAAAGTTATATTACGATTCGTATTTCTCATTATTGTATATGTTGTAGTATTATTTGAAGGATGGATAGTTCATTTATTTATGTAAATATAAAATTATGAAAATATTAATATTTGATTGGGTTGGGGATTGTAAGAAAAAACTCAACACTCTTGGTTACGAACACAAACAAGAAATTGAAAAATCTTGGGATGAAATGCAAGATGTTATACACGAACTCTTAGATGGTGGAATGAGCGTTATGATTGAAAAATCTGCATCATACCATGATTATGTTATCTTCGTAGACAAAAACGGAAAAAGATTTAGACAACGCTAAGAATAAATATAAAAATATCTATCTATTTATGCGTATTAAAGTTTCAAAAATAGTTCCGAAAGGCTATATAGGTATTACCTTATGGCCTTTTGGTATTTATGTAAGTGATATAAAATATATTATTGATCATAGTGTGATAAACCATGAAAAAATTCATTGGGAGCAACAAAAAGAACTCCTCGGAATTTTCTTTTATCTTCTTTATGGTATTGAATATTTTATTAAATTATTCTTTTTAAGAGATCAATCCGCTTATAGAAATTTATCTTCTGAAAGAGAAGCTTATTTTAATGAAGATAATTTTGATTATTTAGAAACAAGAAAAAGATATAATTGGTTAAAATATATTTTTAAGAAACCATGATTCCAGCAAAATTAAAAGATATCACAGCTGAATTAAGGAATGAACCTTGGATTCAAGAAATGGCACGTAACGCAGAGCTTTACGTAGTTGGTGGAAGTGTGCGCGACGCATATATTGGAAAGCCAATGAAAGATATTGACCTTATTGTTGATGGCTTATCTATTGATGGAATTCTTAAAATTCTAAAGAAATATGGTAGAGCCAATCTTGAAGGAGAATCCTTTTCTGTAATTAAATTCAAACCAAAAGGTTACGAGGGTGAGGATTATGATATTGCAGTTCCTAGAGAAGATAGAAAAATTGGTAAAGGACATAAAGGATTCCAGATTGTTACCGATGGTGTTGATGTAAATGGTGATCTAAAAAGAAGAGATTTCACTCTTAACTCAATGGCTGTTAATGTAATGGATGATCATTTATTAGATCCGTTCAATGGATTAGCTGATCTTAAAAAAGGAGTTCTTAAAGCCACAGATGAGAAAGCGTTTGCAGAAGACCCACTACGTATTCTTAGAGGTATTCAGTTTGCTGCTAGGTTTGGATTTGATATAGATCCCAACACTATGAAATTAATGCAAGAATATGCATCTGAGGTAAAGGAAATTGCAGGAGAAAGAATCTATGACGAATTCCAGAAAATTCTTAATAAATCAGGTGATACTCAAATGGCGATGGATTTACTTCATAAAACAGGAGTGGATGAAGCGTTGTTTAACAAAAAGATGATCCATTACGAACAAGGGATGGAACATTTAGATCCTATTTCATTTTACTATATTCTAGGATTAGTTGGAGATGTAGATCCTTACACTTTCTATATGAAGAATCTTAAAGGTTCCGACAAACAAAAAGTTGGAACAGCTATTAAAATTCTTGATAATCTTTTATTAAAATGGGAATCTTCCTCTGAAGTAGAAAAGAAATACATGGTGATGAATGCAATTGCTAAAGTTCCTAAAATTGCTGATATTTCATTAACACCAGGAGAAATGGATGATATTGTTTTGGATATGCGCCTAATGAAAATTCCTATGAACCCTTCAGATGTTCTTATCAATGGTGATGAAGTTCAAGCCTTATTTGGTATTCCTAAATCTAGACAAGTTGGAGAAATTCTTGAGAAGACAAGAAAAGCTGCTCTTATGAATGAATTTGACTGGAAAGATAAAGATGCCACCCTAGAATACGTATCTAACCTAAAAACGTAAATTTTATCCCAGAAATTTTTTTATCCCAATTATTTTAATTATATTAGAATCAAATCTATAATTATGAGTGAATTAATACAATTTTTTATTGATATGGCATCTTTAAGTGGTAACCACTTAGCTGGCATGCTTTTTGCTGGTATTGTTGTATTATCAATCTTATGTGTTGCAACGTATCAAATATTAGAGTTAATAATTGGTTGGTTGAAATATATTAAAATCAAACCAATCCAGATTAACAGAGTAGAAAAAGTTGATAAAATCGTTGAGGTTCCTAAGTATGTTGAAAATAAAACAGACTATAATGATATTATTAACCGATTGAAAAGAATTGAAGAAAAACAAAAAGGAACAACTTTATAATGAAAACAATTTCTCTATTTCTATTTTAAATATATAAATAAAAACTATTAGTTTATGAGGACAGGTTATATTTATGTAATAATTAATAATGTTAATGGAAAATATTATTTTGGGAAAACTTTTTATATAAAAGGGAGGTGGAATAAACATATTCATTTAGCGCGAAAAAAAGTTAATAGGAAATTATATGATGCAATGAATTATCATGGGTACGAAAACTTTTCTATACATACAATCAATGAATATAAAGCAAAAGATAAAACAAAACTTACTAAAATTCTTAATGAAAGAGAAATTCATTTTATTAAATTAACAAACTCTCAGAAATGGGGATATAATATGTCTAAGGGGGGAGATGGTGGATATCTTGGAGAAGAAGCTATAGAAAAAATGGCTAGACGTAAAAGAGGAGTACCATTAACTGAAGAACATAAAAGAAAAATTAGTGAAGCGAATAAAGGGAAGACAAAACCATCACTATCTGAAGAACATAAAAGAAAAATAAGTAGGACAAATAAAATAAAGGGAATAAAATGGAAACCACAATATTGGGGTAAAGAAGGATATAACAATCATCCTATGTTAGGAAAACATCATTCAAAAAAATCTAAAAAACAAATGAGTGAATGGAGATCTGGAAAAACTTTTGAAGAAATCCACGGGGAGGAAAATGCAAAAAAATTAAAAGATATACAAAGAAAAAAGTGGATAGGTGAGGGAAATCCAAATTTTGTTAAAATAGACATAGAAAAAGTTATTAAATTATTAAAAGATTATAAACCTAAAGAAATAGCAAAAATATTAAATATTTCCTACCCTACTTTACTATATAAATTCAAAACACAAACCGATAAAACATTCACACAATGGAAAAAAGAAAATTAGCAACTATAGTTGTAATTAGTGACATTCGCCCAATTGAAGGAGCTGATAATATAGAACAATGTAAAATTAAGGGATGGAATGTTGTCATAAAAAAGAATGAATTTAAAGATGGAGATTTAGCTGTTTATTGTGAAATTGATTCATTGATGCCCCAAAGATCTGAGTTTGAATTCTTAGCACCAAGAAAATATCGCATTAAGACTACTCGTCTGAAGGGGACATTGAGCCAGGGCATCGCATTCCCTCTGAGCATTCTTCCTATGAGCGTAAGTTGGTTAGAAACTCCAGATGGGTTAGCTATTGATGTTGGAGGAGGATTCCTCGAACCGGTTGGCGTCGACGTTACAGACTTACTTGGAATTACTAAGTATGAAGAACCAATCCCTGCTTGTTTAGGAGGAGTAGCTCTAGGTCGATTTTTCTCTCAT